CAGAGTTTCCCCGCTATATGAAACGCCTTCGCAAATTGACTGCTAATAAGCTCAAGTACTATGCTTGCGGTGAATATGGCTCTACCAACAAACGCCCGCACTATCACGCTATAATCTTTAACTGTCCTGACCCGGAGCTTTTCTTTGAGGCTTGGAAAAAAGACGGTGTTTATTTTGGTGAAGTGCATGTCGGCAACGTTACTGGCAATTCTGTTGCCTATGTTATGAAATACATAGATAAGTCGCATAATGAAGCAGGTCTGTACCCGGGTTGGCGGCCTTTTGTAGGCCGCGATGATAGGCAGAAGGAGTTCGCCCTTATGTCTAAGGGTTTGGGTTCTTCTTACATTACTAAGCGCGTCGTTGATTATCACAACGCGGATTTAAACCGCGTTTACCTTACTGTTGATGGTGGTTTTAAGATAGCCATGCCACGCTACTATAAGGAAAGGATTTTCGACGAAGACGTCCGTGCCGCTATGGGTTCGCTTGCAAAGATTGCAGCAGGAAAGGCCGAATCTGAAAACTACAAAAAGTTCCTCAAGTATCACGCTTCCGGTAATTTGACTTACGCCGAGTTTAAAGACGGCCAGAAAAATGCCGTTATAAACCGGTTTTTCTCTTCACTTAAAAAACGTGATTGATATGATTATCACACATCAAAATTTTTCCGCATGGAAAGCCGCTAACAAGTCGGCTGTTTTGGAAAGTAACACGATGCTTTCTGTTACTGTCCCTGACCGCACTCTGACCCTTCGTCAGTTGATTGAGCGCCATAATTCTGGCGGTGCGGTTAAGTCTTTTGTCCCGTCTTATCTCGGAGACACTAATTTGATTCCCGTTGGCTTTGAAAGGATGTCTCTGGTTGAACGTGCCGAAATTCTTAAAAACCTGCCCCACTTTATTTCTGACGCTCGCGGAAAGTTGATAACTCTTCGTGAAGCCGCGGAGAAGGCACGCAAGCAGGCAGAAGCAGATGCACGGATGAAGGAGGCCCCACCCCTCAAGGAGCAGCCCACTTCTTCCCCCTCGTAGATGCGCCGCAGGCAGAAGCGAGGAAGTCTCGGAGGAAGTCTCGGAGGAAGTCTCGTTTAAGGCGGATGCACGGGGGGAAAATTTTGCTTTCGGATTTTAAGATGCTTCGCATCTCAAGAGCAAAATTTTTGCCCCGTGCACCGCAGCCCGCGGCAGGCGATGCAGTGAGCGTTTAAAGCCCCGCAGGGGCTTTTCTTTTGTGCTGCAGCAACCAATCAGCAATTCTATTCTTGATGTATTATTGCTGATTGACACCGACCCCGTCGGTGTTTGTTAAATTTCTGTTAAAGTACGTGAAAAATGAGAGCGGAGCGTAAATATTGAACGTACGTTTGCGTTCATTTAACCCGGTTGCTCTGCAGCCTATTTCTTCACTCTTTAAATTCTTTTCACATGCGTTATTCTCGTCCTCGTAGGCGTTCCCGCCTTAACCGTTACTACAACATGCCGCGTGGCGGTATCCGTTTGTAGTGTTTTCTTTCACTTTCTAAATTTTTCTAAAATGTCTAAAAAGCATGAAAAAGCCACAGACCACCCCGAACAACAAGTTGCACCGTGTGACGTCTCCACCGCGGAAACGGAAGTCCAACCCGCCCCCTCCAACCCTCCTGCAAAAGGCGGTTCGCTTGCTGCAAAAATTGTGCAGCTTTCTGTGTCCGATTTGCGAGAAGGTGACGAAGTCCTCTACCCGGGCAACAAAGTGATACCCGTCGAATCGGTTCAGTCTTATACTAACCGGTACGGTGATGAACTTTTCGTCGTTAAATTCAAAGGCCAGCCTGCGCAGGTTTATCTCGCTTTTGAAGTTGATGCCACTCTTTACGTTTACAAACGTTGAATGCTATGCAAAATGCACTTCTTTCCTCCGTTGTTTCCAGCATTCCCACGAACATGGATATGCTGAATTCTTTGTCTTCTTTGATGACAAATTACATGAATCAGCGGTTCACTAAACAGATGTACGAGCGCACCCGCCAAGACAACATCGAGTTTTGGAACATGCAAAACCAGTACAACAGTCCTGCCGCACAGATGCAGCGTTTTGAGGAGGCCGGCCTTAACCCGCACCTTGTTTATGGTCGTGGTGAATCTGGCAATGCTGGACCCATACCAACTCCCGACGTTGTTCAAGGTCCTTTTAAGGAGCCGAAGTTTGAGGGCGCCCGTTCTACTGATGTTGCAAATGCCCTTTTGCTTAATGCCGATTTGCGTATAAAGTCCGCGCAAGCCGACAATCTCGAAGTACAAAACGAGGTAATCAGGCAGGACGCTATCTTGCGCCGTTGGCAGGCCGAGCGTGCCGGCTTTGACTTTAAGTTTGAAAGCTCTTTGGCCGATGTTTCTGCTGATGCTCGCCGTGAAGGTTTGCGCAAGCTGAAGCTCGAAAATGACCTTTCTCTTCGCCGCGATGCCCGTGAAGCTGCTTTAAATGCGTCCAATATTCAAGAAGCCGCCGAACGTATGCTCAACATGATTGAGCAACGGAAAGGGATGCCCTTTGAACGCTCCCGTACTGCTGCTGAAACTTTGCGTGCTAAGGCTGATACTGCCCGTATCAGGGAAAACATTAAATTGCTTGAGCAGGAAGGTATTTTAAAAAAGTTTGAGATTGACCTTCGCAGGCAAGGCATTAACCCGCAAGACCCTATGTGGGCCCGTTACGTTGGTATGTTTCTTTCTGATGTTGCGGATGGAACGGTAACCCCTTCTACCATCGCAGGTTCCATCTGGAACTGGCTCACCCGTTAATTTTCACATTTTAAATTTTTTCATCACATGGCACAACGAACTGAAAATCCTTTTACTTCTGTTCAAGCCCAGCCCGTTGAAAGTAACGTTTTCGACCTTTCGCATGATGTTAAACTTTCCATGGGTTTTGGTGACCTTGTACCCGTCACTTGCATCGAGGTTCTCCCTGGCGACACTTTTCGCATTGATTATGCTAATCTGTTTCGCTTTCAGCCTCTTATTTCTCCCGTTATGCACCGCGTCAAGCTCATGACGGAGTACTTTTTTGTTCCTAACCGGATACTTTGGGATGGTTGGGAGGACTTTATTACTGGTGTAGGTGTTCCTCCCGAATGGCCGTATATTCAAATTTCTGGCAATGTCGAAAAAAACAGTCTTTTCGATTACCTTGGTGTTCCCCCCGGTTCTTACGTTAATAACCCTGTTAGGGTTTCTGCCCTTCCTTTTGCCGCGTACTTGAAAATTTGGGATGATTGGTATAGGTATGCCCCTGTTATTCCCGAAGTTTCGCAAGACGTTGTTTCTGGTTCCAATGTTGACCTTTTCGGTTTTGCCAATAACACCCCCCTTAAAAGAGCATGGGAACATGACTATTTTACTAGTGCTCTGCCCGACACACAGCAAGGCGCACAGGTTGATTTGCCCCTTTTTAATCAGGGTATTTTGCCCGTTACTCTGGATACTTCCAACAACAACCAGCCTATTTTCCGCACGATAGTTTCCAATGACCCCGGTCAGGGGCCGATTCTTGCGGCTGTATCTGGGTTGCTTGAAGCTGAATTTACCGGAGCCGGTCGTATTGACCCGAATAATACGTTGATAGTTGATGTCATGGCAGAAGCCGCAACTATTAACGACCTTCGCGAGGCGTTTGCCCTTCAGGCATTTTTGGAACGTACCCTCCGCGGCGGTGAACGTTACATTGAGCAGATATGGGCGCATTTTAATGTGAAGTCCTCGGACGCTCGTCTGCAGCGTCCCGAATTCCTTGGCCGTTCTGTTCAAAATATGACCATTTCCGAGGTTCTCTCCACTGCTCAATCCGCTAATGACCCCAATCTAGCCACGGTTCCGGTTGGACAGATGGCAGGCCATGGCATTTCTACTGGCGGTGGTTCTGGCATTTCCTTTACTGCTGAAGAGCACGGTTTTGTTATAGGTATTGTTTCGTGCATTCCCGAAACGGCCTATCAGGATGGCCTCCACCGTATGTTTTTCAGGCAAGACCGCTATGATTACGCTTGGCCTTCTTTTGCTAGCTTGGGTGAACGTCCTATTTTGCGCAAGGAATTGATTTGCCATGATTTCCCTGCTCCCACTGATTTGGATGCGGTGTTCGGTTATATCCCGCAATACTCTGAGTATAGGTATCACCCTTCCCGCGTTTGTGGCGATTTTCGTGACGACCTTTCGTTTTGGACCCTTTCCCGCATCTTTGACCCTGAAAACCCGCCCGAATTGAACGAGCAGTTTATTTCTGTTCGGGCTGATGCCGGTTTGCGTCGGATTTTTGCCGTGAATAGTGAGCAGCAAAACTACATTCTTGGCCAGATACTTAACAAAATCACTGTTAAGCGTCGCCTCCCAAGATTTGGCGTTCCGCAATTGGTTGGCTGATGGCTTGTAATGACCCGCACTATAGGTTTTTGAAAGGTGAATGGATACCAGTACCCTGTGGCCGCTGCCCGCCGTGTAAAAAACGGCGGGTAGATGGCTGGGTTTTTAGGCTTTTAGAGGAAGATAAAGTTTCTTCGTCTGCTCATTTCGTTACCCTTACTTACGACCCTGCGCACGTTCCGATTTCTAAAAATGGTTTCATGACTTTGGACAAGACAGAGTTTCCCCGCTATATGAAACGCCTTCGCAAATTGACTGCTAATAAGCTCAAGTACTATGCTTGCGGTGAATATGGCTCTACCAACAAACGCCCGCACTATCACGCTATAATCTTTAACTGTCCCGACCCGGAGCTTTTCTTTGAGGCTTGGAAAAAAGATGGTGCTTATTTTGGTGAAGT